GATGATTTTGTATTGGCTAAGAACCATATACCTTCAGGTGTAGGTTTATGTTCCGGCAAGGAATAAGGACCATCCCACGAGAGTTGTCCATGTTGTTTCCATTCTGTTGCCATTTCAAATCCTTCCTTAAAGCAGGATGAACATAAACTAAAACCAATGACTCCCATCAACAAAAATAATACTAACATGACTTTTCTGTTCATACATTATCAACTTATTTTTTCTAAACTATTTCTTCTTCTTCTTTATTTTAGGAACGGATTGTGCTTTCGGTGACGTTGTGTTAAATACTTCACTGGTAAATACTTGCATCAAGGTATACAATATAATGACTGGAATAACAAACGAAGTTAAAATAGTAAGTCCTGCAATATAAATACTTAGCCCTAACGGAAAGGCAGGTGTTGGTATAAGGGCCAACGCAAGCACAATCATGGCCAACATGATAGCAATGGTAGCTATTAACAAATTATTTATAACTACCATAATGTTTAATATACCTGACACGGTAATATTGTAGATATTCATTATCGTATATAATGAAGTTATTGCAAGTCCATTTAGTTTTGCAATCATATCCCGCAAATACACAATCATTTCAATTAAAGGAATCAAAAAATTAATAATTTTTCCGTATAAGGTGTCAAAGATACTTCCCAATTGTTGTTTTAACCAATGAATAAAAAACATAAATGCCATGATTGATTCTAACACAGCATCAATAAAATCAATCACTAAATACATGCTAAATTCAAGCGGCATAATGGCAATACTAAACACCGCAGAGGCATCTTGTTTTATACAATACGCAAAATTTGTATTTGTTGTTTCGGCAGTAGACATGCCCGCTTGAGGCATAATGACACCTGCAAATGGCATATATATGGGGTTACATCGATGCTGAGTCCAATTGCGTTGAACTTCTGACAGGATAGATTGATAATTGGCATATCCAGTTATCAGTATCGTCATAACAATTAATAGTAGGCTTATCATGACGTCTTCTCCATATCTATCAAAATATCCTCTCTTTTTATATAACAAATGTAATTGCTCCATGTTTTTAATACATCATTTTTTTCCTAACACTTTAATCATTTTACCAGGGACTCCAGCCCACATACTTTCAAATGTGTACTGTACCGTTGTCATAATGTACAGGATAACAGTAATCATACCGGTTAATTTTCCTTGAACATCTAACATTTTTATAATAATGATTTGGAATTCTATAATCACGTTAAGAAACACACCATAAATATTACCTATAATGTTAGCGAAACTGGATTTAATCCAAAACGACTGTTCAGTTGAGGCAGACTGACTTGTTTGAATACTGTCCATCATATCTACCGTCATGCTTTGCAAATAACTAAAAGGTTGTAAAATGGTAGGTGCAAAAGTTGCCATTAGACTTTGCACACAATAAGAAAAATTATCGGAAGTAGTAATGGTAGTTCCTTCAGGTGCAATATAACTTGCAAATGGCATTAAAATTGGATTACAACGATTCTTACTCCAATTGGATTGTATATCTGTCATGGTATTTAAATAAGTGTCAATTAAAGGAAACATCGAAAAGAGTATGATGATAACAAAGGATTGTACCCATTCAGAAAACATATATATTTAGATAACATAAAATTGGATGATTTACGCCTTTAAAACTTTATATAAAGTATGAAAACACGCAAACATTGTAAAGAGTATGATATTATCATTGTAGGTGCTGGAATTGCTGGGTTGCACAGTGCTTATTTACTCTTAAAACATGACCCCGCATTACAAATACTTATATGTGAAAAAAATAAAACACTTGGCGGTCGTATTCAAACCAAACACGTTCAGTTTAACGGTAACGAACTACTGTTTGAAGCAGGAGCAGGTCGATTTCATACTCAACAGCATAGACTCATGAATTTAATTGATGAGTTAGGTCTCAGTTCCTCGATACAGAAGATTGATTCTTCTTTTTCTTTTTATGATATTCATTCCGAACCAACCTCTTTACCTACAAAACTAGTTGTTGCCAAATTGTTAGCTTATGGAAAATTATGTTCAACCACGTATTTACAGAACCATTCTTTGTTACAAATGGCAAAACACATTTTAACCACGGAAGAGACAGAGTTATTGATTGGTTCGTTTGGATATTACACGGAACTAGTACAAATGAACGCTTATGATGCAACGTCCCTTATACTCAACAATTTAAATCCCTTGTTACAGTTCTGTATCTTAAAAGGCGGACTGTCTCAAATCATTGACGCCTTGAAAGAACGCATGCCTACTGTAACTCTACAATGTATTGAGATTCAAGATATTCAAGAATATTCTCAAGGATTTCGGTGTATAAGTAAACATAAAACTTTTTTTGGAAAAAAATGTATATGTGCGTTACCAAGACCCCAATTGCAAAAATTTAAACTGTTCTCAACCATGACCATGTTAAATAAAATTACGTGTTCACCCTTATGTCGCATTTATTCTGTGTTTCGTGAGCCATGGAATAAAAATTTGCCGAAACTAACAACCAATAACAATTTACGTATGGTTATTAAAGGAACAACCCAGCATGGGTTAACTACAATAATGACGTCTTATACCGATAATCATTATGCCGAGTTTTGGAAACGGTTATATGATCTTGGTAATCAAACCTTTGATTTGGTGCATCCGGAATTGGTACGGTTACTTTGTGAAACAACTCATTTGAATGTACCCATGCCACTTCAGAGTTATTTGTATTATTGGGAATGTGGTATAGGATATTGGGGTATTGGTGCAGACAGTGCTAAAATTGCACGTAAAATTATAAAACCTTTCCCCCACAAAGACCTCTTTGTTTGTGGAGAACACTATTCTGCTACAAATCAACAATGGATGGAAGGTGCTTTAGAAACAAGCGAACAAGTTGTTATGAAATTACTTAAATTGATTGTAACTTAAGTAATATGGACCGAGTTTCTCAAATGACCAACATTCAAAAAACGGCACTGGACTTGTTTACAAAAAAGAATGCGGATTACGGTGATGCCTTTGCCACGTTTGGTGTAATAGGCGTGTTGATGAGAATTGAAGATAAAATACAACGAGCATTGAACATTACGACCACCCAAATTAATTTGATTGAAGATGAAAACATAAAAGATACGTTATTAGATTTGCATAATTATGCTGCCATGGCATTGATTTTGTTAGAAGAAAAATCTATCTAAATACTATGAGTAAATCAAGAATTATGGGTGCAGGAACTGCTGGAAGTACAATACATAACTGTAATGTCAATTTAAATACTGCTGGAGGGAATAAAAAACAAGGATTCCCTTTTACTTTAGGGTCACCTACTATCAACCGTCATGTTATCAAAAAATCAATTGGATTGAACCGCCACGTTATTTATACAATCAATCAATTAGGTGGTATTGGACATACGGCAAAAGTAACTCACGGTGGGTTACGTCCAAAAGAGCCCTATAAGTATTAAATTCTAACACTTAAGTTAGTAAAAAACTCATTTATACTTTGAATAAATGTAAAAAAACCGGCAAGGCAAACTAACAAAACCACTATTAAAAACCAATTTGTTTTGGATTCCATGGGATCATATCCCCAATCTGTATAATAAACAATTGAATTTGGTAATTTATGCAACAAGGTTAAAAATAAGTCTGAAAAAAATAAGATTGTCAATATAATGAGTAATTCACGATGACTTACTTTTTTAAAATCAAGCAACATTATGAGTACATATGAAATCAAAAAGATGTTCTCAAATAAAATAGCTCTTGATAAAGATAAAAGATATTCTTCGGTATAGTACGTTGTTCTATTGTTGAGATTTGCAGTGGAATCTTGAATTTTTTTAACTAGACTTTTTATTTTATCATTCATTATTTTTTTTACTTTTTCTAAATTATTTACATAGGTGATTGTGGATGCATACGTGTTTAATTTATCATCCAATTGTAGTAGTTTTTCATTATGAGAAAGTCTCATCTCAAGTAACTTTTTTTGACCTTGATGTTCATAGTGTTGGTATTGTATATCGTTATAACTAGAACCGTATTTTGCTCTAAGATAGTCCTCTTCTGCATTCGTCGTTTCCGTAGGAGCAGTTTCTTCCGTTTGTTGCGCTTGAAGCATGGTTTGATATAAATTTCTCACGTTTTCATTTTCATGGTCTTCTGGTGTCAATTCTAACATGTTTTTACGGGTTAATGTAATTGCATCTAAATTGGCTTGTATATCATCCATATAAACCAATTATATTTTAATTTTGAGTAGTATCAGCAGCAATACATCCTTTTAGTGTGCTATTCCACATTGTTCCTTCGGTACAACATGCTGACTCAATGCAGAGAGAGGGGGCGGACAAGGATGACGTAAAGGAGGACGACAATGCGGATGGATTTTTTTCAGGTTCCATAAAATTAAATTCGTCGTAATTGGTGTTGGTTCGCATATACATAATAATAACTCTATATCCAATCCATAAAATACCTAAGATACTAATGATAAACGTTAGTGAAGATAATTGTAAGTTAATAGAAATAAATAAGGCTATTCCAATACCCGTCATAATTTGCATTATTTTTTTTTGATCATCATAATGTTTACTATAATAAGTTGTTATTTCAATCATTTTTAATTGATTTAATTTGTTCTCTTGAATTTCATTCATTTTTTGTTTAGATTTATTTAATTCATTTTCTAATAGTTCTAGTGTCTTCGTTTGTTGCTCGAGAGATTCTTGCATGATGATATCATTACTATTTACGGCCTTATTTAAGTTGGATAAGGTGTTGTACAAAGTAACTCGAGCTTCAGATAATGAATTGATTTGAGCTGTAATTATTTTTACTTCTTCTTCTGAATAGATTGATTGTTGACCCAAGGCTATTTTTTCTGCATTCCGACTTAAAGAATCATACAAGGATTGTTCGGTATCTCTCAAACTTTCAATTTTTTGCACTGTAGTTTCTAAATCAATATCCATGTTATAACACAATATTTATTTACGAATATATACAATAGCTAAGATAGAAACAGTCAATATGGTCCATAAAACCAACTGCATTTTATGTTGTTTATCAAATATATTCATATCCTCGTATTGTTGTTCTAAAGTAGTCGTGGAAGGAGCATTTTTTAGTTGTAGTAGTAAAGCTTCATATTCATCTGTTTTGGATTTCATAATGTCAGTTGTTTTTTCATATCGGTCTTGAAGAGTACCTGTAATAGGTATGTATGTAGGCGTAGTCCTTGTAACGTCAGACGTATAAGAAGTAGGTACCTGTATTGGAGACAACACTTTACACTGGTCTTTTTCACCAGATTTAAAATCTTCACCTTGAGGATAATTGGAAAACAGTGTAGGGTCTATAAACTGCACGTCAGATTTCTTGCATGAACTGTCATCTACATTTACGTCATATTCTTTTAAATATATATTTTGTAATGTAGATGTAATTTTATAAGTGCTGGTTGGTGTAATTTTTTGCCACGTATTTGTGTCGGGTGAATGAATAAATCCCACACAACTGTCTGTACACGAATCTTTTAATTGGTTAATATTGCATGTTGAAGTGGTTGCTGTATACTCAACTGAAAACTCATTATTATTTTTGGATTCATTCCATGTTCCAAACTTCACAACGTTATTGGATACGTAAGCATATTTACAACAGTTGTCTACAATAGTAGTTATATGTGTGTCTGTACTCCACTGTACGGTTTCGCTCGAATCAATAAGAACTACATTTTTATCATTTTGAATTTTTAATGTATAGGGACCAACGCCTTTTCCGTTTGTTCCAGTAGCCCATTTCGGGATTCCGTTAGAATTATACGCTACTAAATTACCGTCTCCCTGCATGATTAACTTGTCGGGAGTATGCGTTACATTGGAAGACCACCATATACTACCATCACTTGTACTATACAAAACAACATTTCCATCCGTTTGATAAGTTAACTTGTATAAACCGTTTTCACTTGTTATACTTCTGCCTGAAGTTAAATAATTTTGGCTAAGGTTTGAACTCAATGAATCTACTAAATTCAAGCTTATAGGTATAGTCATAAAGGTAAAAGGGTATCCATACTTAATTTCACTCCCAAAAGTGTAGTTGCTACCGGTTGGTGGATTAATTTTAAACGTAGTTGTAGAATTACCACCAGGACCGAATTCCATTTGATTGGTGGATGTATTGACGAAAGCAACTTTACACCCCCACCATCCACATGTTGTTGTGTAGGAGGAAGAAGACGACGATATACACACACGGTCACCATACTTTACGGCCTTGCCCATTTGGTCGTTACCCGGCGGTGGATGTAAAAACATGTTTGTATTGGTAGTTCCAAATTTAAGCACTGAACTTGTACTAAGGTATCCGGTTTTATTATTATTCGTCAATACAATAGAATCACCATACTTTAAACTAGGAGTAACATTGCTACAATCTGTCATGGTAACTCCAGTTACGTTGGAACTTTGGGAAAACGATTTATAAGTGGATTTAGCGGTAGTGGGGACTTTATGAAATTGTGTATCTGCGTCAATGTAGCCGACTTTTCCTAACGTACTCATGGATGTCATGATGGTGGCATTGGGAAGAAATCCAGATTGTTTTCCGGTAGAATTCCAATGGGCAAGTGCTTGTTGTTGCGTCGTAACTCCTGAAGGTGAATAAGTACGAATATAATATTCCCAATCAAAATTGTTTGAGGGAGGAGATGCTTGTACGTATTTTGTTTCATTTCCACACGATTGTCCGGATATCATAAGAGTACCAACGGGAAACCCCAAATCTGACCAAGTCGGAACTATCTGAATAAAATTAAAAGGGCAATTGTTTTTTCCTGCCGTAGCATTATACACGTCCATGGAAGCGTACTTTTTAGATACACCAGTATCAGTGACATATCCAATATTATTATCAGAAGTCTTGATGTTTTTATTTGCATATTTTTTCCCATCCATGTATTGTTGGATTGTACTAAGATAATCCATTAGTATGTATATTTATTTTTTTATAACAAAAAATAGTAATATAATCCTGCCGTAATAATAGCCAAAAACCATAATTGATGATAAAGCAGTAACCCTATCGTAATACAAGTAAAAAACAATATTAACAATATTGGGGATTGGGTGTAAAGTAATAAAACTATTGTAGCACAAGCTACAAACCATATAAAAGCTCGATGATAATTCATGTTGGCAATTACTTGATTATCTTTTTCTAAAGCCTCGTTCGTTTCTAAACTCTTTAAATGAGCATTGTCTTCTTGTAATTGTTTGGAAATTTGTAATAATTTTTCTGTATTTTCTGTATTTTCTTGATTTGTTGATTTAAAAAAATTTGACATTTGGATTAGACTGGTTTTCATTTGTGCATTTAGTTGGTTGGCCGTAGCACACTTAACGGATAAGGTATTTCCTAAACAAGTTGTATTAATATCGCTTAATAATTGGGTGTATTCTGTTTTAGCTTGGTCAAATGTACTGTAAATAGCTTGTAATTCTACTTCGGTCATACTATGAATGCATTTATTTTTTCTTTCCAATCTTTAGAAAGTGAAGGTTGTAAGGGCGATTTTATTTTAGCAATCTGAAACTGCAAAAATAAAAACAACAGAAACCAATACCACATAGTATAACTTTATAAAGTTCAAGAGGCGTAATCATTTAAATTGCTCCCATAAACATCCACGATACCGTTGTACTTGACCAATCATTTGCATCAAATGTAATTCTGATGTTGTTTCCGGTTCCTGCTTCGATGGTTGGATTAGTTGTCCAACCTCCAAAAACGTTAGTCATTGCTGTTAGAGAATTAAAACCTGAATATCCATTCAGTTTCATCAGGTTGTAAGTAAGAGTTGCCATTTTTGAAGATGTTGATTTTAATACAATCGTGAGAAGACCACCTACTCCATCAAGTCCTGTCGGCGTAAAAAGACCATCAGGACCTTCATATAAAATGTCGTAAGTTGTACCTGTTACAGTTGCAGGACCAAATGATTTAAAAAAAGGACCATAAGATGAACTTATTGTCCCTGATGTTTGTGTATGTGCATGACCTAAACGAATTTGTTGTGCCAATGTTGTATAGATTGTACCGGTTGAACCCATTGTAATATTTCCATTCACATTCAGTTTGCCTTTAATCGTCGTTGATGAATTTCCTCCTATGTAAATAGGATTTAAACTAGATACCCCTGTACCTATGTTTATTTCTCCTTCTAAACTTCTTGCTCCAGTTCCAATATTTAAAACACCTGTTGTTTGTCCTGTACCTAATAAAATATTACCTGTTTGTCCAATTCCTCCAATCGCAAGAGAACCACTTGTTAGATTGGAACCAATGGTCATTACATTTAATGGAAAAACAGCAGTTCCAAGAAAGGCTGCGTCAATTCTAGAAATTTCGACAGTTCCTTTTAATGTTGTGATTGTATTTGGTACACCTGATGATGATGCACCTATAGTGATTGTACCGGGAGCACCTGGTGTGCCTAGTGCACCAATGTTTATGCCTATAAAAGGTGTTCCAATATTTAATCCGGATGGTCCATAGGTTGTTAAAAATGGTGTTCTAATAGCTAAAGTTGCATTTATTTCTGTTATATTATTAAACGTCCCCGTAGGACCAATCGGACCAGTATTTCCAGTATGTCCCATATTTCCAGTTGAACCAGTTACATATACAACTCCTGATTTTCCACAATATTTATTTTGTGTTTTGATGATTTGTGCTCTTGTCATATTTGAACTTATATTACCGGAATTAGGCGAAACTGTTCCTTTAGGTAACATACACTGTCGTCTTATAAAATTGGTGTTTTAAATACGAGTAATTTATCTAAACTTCCAAGCCCATTTACATTACTTTCGTTGAATAAGGTATTGTACTCATTAATAATTTCACATAAAAACAGTTTGGGCGAAGGAGTTCTATTTTCGAAATTTAATTTGAGAATTGAATTTATTTTAATTGATAACAAATAATACTTTTTATAACTTATTAATTCAACATCGGACCTTTTTGAAATATTGAGGTATAATTCAATAGATGAAATGATGCTACATATTAGCGAAAGGAAACAGTTTACCGATGTAACGGAAGTTTGACTTAACCAAGCTAATAACGCAAAACTAAATACACTATTTACGGCAGAAATAGTAATGACTGGTATTTTAAAATATTTTAAAGTATTTTGAAGCTGAATGTATTCTTTTTTATGATGTTCCGATATGAG